GTGGATCCACCAGAAGTGGTACTCCAGTTGGTGGTGCTGACGTTGTTCCAGGTGCCGGTGCCACCAACCCAGTATCTGTCAGCCATTACGAACTCTCAGGTGGGTTAAATCGGGTGCCGTCCCAGATCCAGCCAATGTCACAAGCAGGTATTTCTATCAGCGTGCAACCTGTAGGTGGCGTATCCGTGGGTTCAGCCACGATCAAATTGATTACAATTCCACTGGCATCTACCACTGCACAATTTGCCATATTTTTTCTCGCTTGTGTGTTAGATCATATATTTATCCTGACACACGGGCCCTGCAGTGGAGACCGTGCCGGCGAGCAAATAATTTGGCCAACAAAAAAGCACCTTGCGGTGCTTTCTTGCCTTCCCATCCCTGGGTAGCGTTGTTTCTTCTCTGATTAGGAGAATGACAAGTTCTGAACTGCGATCTCGCCAACATAGTCAGCTGCGTTACCGAAGCTGGATGCTGTGTTGGTCAACTCCACGAATCCGTAGCGAGTCATGAATGATACGACTGGTTCAAATGTTGTTGGATCCAATACAACACCACTGCTCATTAAAGGAATATATGGGCAGTAGAATGCAGCTGCGTCAGCTTCCGAAGAACCCTTGTAGCCAACCAAAACAGCAGTGCTGTCTGAAGCATAAGAGTCAACGAATACACGCATAGCACCGTTGAGTGTACCAACAAACTTGGTGTTTGTAGGTGCTTCAAATGTGCCTTCTGTTGTGCGAGCAAACGCACTGGTTGTTGCAGATTGCAATACTGTCAAAGCAGCAGAGCTAACAACAGCATAGTTACCAGCGCCACGACGTGTGCGCTGAGCGATCAAGTTAGCAACGCGGTTGATCAACACTGCCAAAGCGGCATGCTCATCACCAACGAATGTTGCTGTACCAGATACAGTAGCTTGGTTGTATGTAAACTCTGTAGCAGCCAATGTGCGTAGGCTCAACAGGATTTCTTGGTCGATCTCAGCTGTGATCTCTTGTGCAAGAGCAGCCATGATCTCTGCTTCAACGTCAATGCCATGCATGGCTTGTGCGTCTTGTGCAGATTCAAATGTCCAACGAGCTTGTAACTTGCGTGTCTTTGCTTCAACAGCTTGCTTCAAGATCTGTACGGAAATTTGCTTACCGCCTGTGCCTTCCATGTTCGCTGTGTTGTTACCAGTGTAACCTGTTGCAACAGTTTGAGCTGTTGGAACTGTGGAGTACGCTGTAGCGATTGTGAATGGGCTTAATGCTTCTTGTCCAGCTGTTACGCTTGTTTGAGCCAAGCTGTTGTCTGTCAAAGACTGAGCATAGCGAACACGTAATGTGTGGATTTGGCCTACTGGACCTGTCATTGGTTGTACACCTACCAACTCGTTAGCGATAACTGTTGGCATTACACGACGGATCACTGGCAGAATCACACGGTTTAATGTAGCGATGTTACCAGATACTGTAGAACCTGAGCTTGCATTTTCACGCAAGTACTTCTTGGTGTTTTCGAGGATTACACTCATCGAGTTACGCTTGGTACCGGATAAACCTTCCAAGAGTGCGTCTTTGGTTTCGTCCCAACGGCCTTCTAATAATTCTTGTGACATTTAAGTCTCCTTATATTATGTCTTGGGTTACAGCCCTGCCAAACGCTTTAGATCGATCACGTTGCTGACAGTGTCAGCCGCTTGATCTGCATCTGGACTGCGGGCAGATTTATCGCCAGTGGCAATAGAAACTGATTCTGTGATTACCTTACGAGCTTTCACGGAACGATCTTCTAACACTGCTGGTAGATACTTTTCAAAAGCATTGCTCAGACGACTTGTCTGTACGCTTTCGAGCAAATTACGCATGATCTCTTGCTTTTCCTCGTTGAGAGGACGGAGCAATTCATCCATGGTGCTTTCGCGTTCATTGGACTCTTTGATCATTCGTATTTCGCGTTCTTTTGATTCAACCAGAGTTTTTGCTTTCCGGGTGAATTTGATGGCTTCAGCCAACTTGGCATCTTTGTTTGCAATGATGTCATGCAACTTGCGAACTTCTTGCTTCTCATTGAGATGAGTTGCACCAAATTCTGCAGCGTATGCTTCAAAGATTCTACGACCAAAATTGTTCTCGCGAGCAGTTTGGATGTCTTCTTTGAGTTGGTTGAGTTCAGCCTTGAGGTGTGTGCTAACAGCGTTGGACATCTTGCGGGCAGATTCTGTAACAAATTTAGCCTTGAGTTGTTCCAACTTGGCGCGAGCTTCACGCACAAGACGAACTTTTGTGTTGACCACATCTTGTTTGTCTTCTGCAAATTCTTGAATCTCACGTGCAAGAGCATGCACAACGAAGCTTTCTAACTTCTCAATACCTTCGGTGTGTGTCTTGCGGTCACGGCGCAGTTCGCCTAGTTCTTCGGCCAATTTGGTGATCATGAAGTTGTTGAACTTGGTTGCATCTTCTTTGATCTTGGACTGGAACTTGACACGATCTTCAGCCAGTGCTTGCTTTTCAGCTTGTACTTGCTGTAGTTCTGCTGCCAAACCATCTGTTACCATACGATCCAGGGCTTCTACCATCACTTGTTTGTCATGCTCATAGCGTTGTGCAAACTCTTCGCGGAGTTCTGCACGCACTTGTTCACGAGCTTCGGTCATCTTGGCTTCCCAAGCTTCCGAAATTTCGCTACGAGTTTCCTCGTTGATCAAGTCGCTATCTAGTAAGGGTTTGAGTGCATCTAACATGCGTTTCTCCTAGATTTTGAGATCTTTGATGAGGCGAACTACTTCGCTCTTCAAGTATCTCTGTACCTTGTTGTCCGACCCGGCTTCTCGGGCCATTTCCAGCACATGATGACCGTATTTCATGTTCATCATGCCTTCGTAGATGGCTTTGGGATATGCATTAGGTGCACTGGGTTGGGCAACAACATCGACAGTGACGATTTCAAAGTCACTGACATGTCCATTGGCCTCGTTAACGTTTCCGCTACCGCGGCTTGAAACTCCGAGTTTCACACCGGACTCCAGCATGGTTTTCACCAGCTGGCCCATGGGTGTGGGCAATATTTTTAGTTTACCAAATCCGTTGGGGCCATCCATCCACATTTCTGTGATCATGTGGCTCACACGGTCCAGGTTAACTTTCAAATCATCAGGATGATCTACTTCCCCCAGCACTGAGTAGCCCGACGTGATCTGTTCGTTCAAGGTTTTCACCGCACGCTCGATCTCGTTCACAGGATACACACGCTCGTTGGCGTTTTTCACACCGCCTTGGATGCAGATGCCCTTCATGTAGAGGTTCTTACCTTCTTCGCTGCCTTCTACAACTATGCGGGCAGCGTCGAAAGTAAGATTTTCTCTGAGGTAAAGAGCCATTTACCTGGGTTCCTTATTGCTTGGGAAACGGTGTCTTGGTATTGACGCCGGTGGCCTGTGCAAGATGAGGTTTTGTCGCGGGTTCTTGTTTCATTGTGCTCTGTGCGGGTGTGTTCTGCACTTTGCCAATGAGGTCCTTGGTTGTGGGAGCCGGACGGCCTTGTGCCACGTCGCCGGTCATTTTCACAGGCTGTGCAGCAGCACCAACAGCACCTGAGTTAGCAGCCACAGTAGACTTCTTGTTCACGCCGGCTTCTTCTGATTTCACAGGTGCAGGAGCAGCTTTCAGATTGATGGCTTCTTCCATGGGCATCTTCATCATGCCTTCGGTTTCCATTTCGTCGTCGGCCACTTCGATGTCGGTCATGCCATCATCGCTGTCCATTTCCATGTCCAAGTCCATTTTTGTGTCCGCATCGGCTTCACCTTGGTCGCCCATGAGTGCTTCAAATTCAGCCATGAGTTCGTCAAGTTTGTCTTCAAGGTCGACCACGCGATCTTCGATGTCAGCATCGGCCATTTCTTCGCCCATGTCGTCATCGCCTTCGGCTTCCATGCTCAAACCTTCTTCTTCCACTTCGATGTCGTCGATGAGACCTTTGACTTGATCACCGCCCATCATTTCATCCATGGACTCGTCCATCTTCTTGTCTTTTTTGTCATCATACTCGATGTCTTTGGTGACTCGG